TCATATTAGAACCCACTAGGTAATATGCCCTTTACACAGTTTACAAACTTAGATTTTGATCAAATAAAAGTTCAAATTAAGGATCATCTTCGATCAAACTCAAATTTTACTGATTTTGACTTTGAAGGTTCTAACTTTTCGGTCTTAATTGATACATTAGCGTATAATACGTACATTAATGCGTTTAATGCGAACCTAGTTGTCAATGAATCCTTCCTAGATTCAGCAACTGTAAGGGAAAATGTGGTCTCTCTGGCACGAAATATAGGTTATGTGCCCCGTTCTAAGACTGCAGCAGTCGCTAGAATCAAAATTGAACCTGTTGAACTTGAAGATCCTACTGATATTCCTTATATAAGACTCAGACCAGGCTTAATTTGTGTTGGTACAACAAATAATACAACTTATAGGTTCTCTCTTCCTGAAGAAATTACCTCAATACGTAAAGATGCTAATGAAAAGTACGTATTTGATGAGATAGATGTATATGAAGGCACATTTTTAAGTTCAAGATTTGGTGTTAGTGCACCACAAACAACTCAACAAAGGTTTATTTTAGATAATTCTAATATTGATACTACTACAATTAGAGTTAGAATTGGTCAACCAGGTGAAGTTGGTAGATCATATAATGCTGTTGACAATATTTTGTCTTTAAATAAGAATTCTGAGATATATTTACTACAAGAAGTTCAAGATGAGAAATATGAACTATTATTTGGTGATGGATTATTTGGAAAACAATTAACAGATGGTGATATAATTAGAGTTTCGTATATTATAACAGATGGTGAAGGTGGAAATGGTCCTGCTAACTTCTCTTTCCAAGGAACATTTATGGATCACAATGGAGTTCTAATTACTCCAAATGATAGTGTAGTATTAACTACCGTTAATTCCGCTTCTAATGGCGGTGAAGCAGAGAGTGTGTCTTCTATTAAGTATTTTGCACCTAGACTTTACTCAGCACAATACAGGGCGGTTACATCAAGGGATTATGAAGCAATTATAGGTACAATTTATCCTAAAACAGAATCTGTTGCTGTTATAGGTGGAGAAGAATTGGATCCACCTCAATTTGGTAAAGTTCAGATCAGTATTAAACCAAAAAATGGAACATATGTTTCTGATTTTGATAAACAACAGATTAAAAGTAAATTAAAGAGTTACGCTATCGCTGGTATTAATTCTGAAATAATTGATCTTAAAGTCATATATGTGGAACTTCATTCAACAGTTTACTATGATTCTGCAAAAGTTCCAGATCATCTAAATTTGAAATCAGTTATAACTGATAGTTTAACAAAATATTCAAATAATGTGGAGATGAATAAGTTTGGTGGTAGATTTAAGTATAGTAAAATTAACCAATTAATTGATAGAGTTCATGAAGGAATTACTTCTAATATCACAAAAGTAATCATTAGAAGAGATCTAAAGGCATCCTTAGATACATTTGCACAATATGAATTATGTTTTGGTAATCGTTTTCATATCAATCCTGAAGGATTTAATATTAAGAGTACTGGATTTACTATTTCTGGATCGAGTAAGACAGTTTATCTTACAGATGTTCCAAATAAAAAAGCAGATGGTTCATTAGATGGTACTAATATAGGTACATTAAGTGTTGTAAGCACTAATGAGAAGAATGAACAGAATGTTATTCAAAAGGAAGTTGGAACTGTTGACTATAAAAAAGGTGAAATCATATTAAATACAATTAATATTACATCAACAGTAGCATCAAATAATATTGTTGAGATTCAGGCATTCCCAGAATCAAATGATATTATTGGATTCAAAGATTTATATCTCTCATTTGACGTTTCAAATACTACGATAAATATGGTAAGAGACGTAATTGCTTCTGGAGAAGATGTATCAGGCGTTGTATTTGCAAGAGATTACTACACATCAAGTTACTCAAATGGGGTGCTAGAGAGGATATAAAATATGTCGCAAATTGAAAAAAGAATAGAAGTCAACAGAATTATTGAGAATCAGTTACCAGAATTTGTGGTATCTGATTTTCCTAAAGCTGCTGAGTTTTTAAAGCAATATTACATCTCGCAAGAATATCAAGGTGGTCCTATTGATTTAACCACCAATTTAGATCGTTATCTTAAAGTTGATAATCTAGTACCAGAAGTTATTACTGGTTCTACAATATTAACTGCAGATATAACATCTTCAGAAACTGGTATTGGTGTATCATCAACAAAAGGATTTCCTTCTGAATATGGTCTTTTAAAGATTGGTGATGAAATTATTACATATACTGGTATTACAACTAATTCATTTACTGGTTGTGTTCGTGGATTTAGTGGTGTAACAGGATATAATGTAGGTGTAACATCATCTTTAATAGAAGTTAATAATCAAAAGTTAGTATTTGAAGATACTTCTGCATCATCACATAATGAAGATGCAACAGTTACCAATCTTAGTGTATTATTTTTACAGGAATTTTATAAGAAAACAAAAAGAACCTTCTTACCTGGATTGGAGGATAATAAATTCCATTCTGATATTGATGTAGGTAATTTTGTAAAATTTGCTAGATCCTTCTATCAATCAAAAGGTATTGAAGAGTCACTTAAGATATTATTTAAAGTATTATATGGTGTCAATCCAAAAGTTACTGATTTAGAAGAAAGATTAATAAAACCATCTTCTGCAGAATATATTCGTAGAGAAGTTGTAGTTGCAGAAAATGTAAGTATATACGATCCATCAAGACTTGTTGGACAAACTATATTTAAATCTACTGATTCTAATACCAATGCATCAGTTTCTGAAGTAGAAATATTAAGTAGACAAGGAAAAACGTATTATAAAATATCATTATTTGTAGGATTTAGTGATAGAGATTTTATTGAAGGTATATTTACTATTCCTGGTAAAACTAAGGTATTAGAACAAACTCCAGTAGGATTTTCAACCATAACAGTAGATTCTACAGTTGGATTTGGTACTACTGGAACAGTTGTTAGTGGTAATAATATCATTAGTTATACATCAAAAAGTATAAATCAATTCTTTGGATGTACTGGTGTTAATAATACTATTTCAACTGCAGATGATATTAGATCCCAAGAAGTAGTATATGGTTTTGAAGATGGTGATCTAAGTAAAAAGGTTGAATTGAGAATTACTGGTGTTATTTCTGATTTTGTTCCAACATCTAATGTAAATTTAGTAAAAGAAGGTGAAAAAATATATGTAAAAAATGTTGGAGAAACAATTCAAAATCCAACATTTAATAAAACTTATAAGGAAATTTTTGCTAATTCTTGGATCTATAATACTAGTTCTAGATATTTGGTAAAAGAATATAATGGTAGATTTGTTTTAGATAGTAAAATTGATAAATCAAGTTTAAAAGTTGGAGATTCTTTTGTGATTATAAAAAGAGGATCTCAAGTTATTGATGGAACATTTACTGTTGATAATATTGATCTAAACAATAATTCTGTTGGACCTAGTGGTTTAAGTGGTTGGACTCCTGTTGCTGGTCAGTATTATGATATTAGAAGAGTTGTAAATAAGGCAGCAAGTTCGGGAATTGAACTAACTGAAGGTGATAATTCTGTATTATCTGATGTATTAAATGTTTATACTGAAGGTTCTTCAGAAGGATATGTAGCATCAAACTCATTACCAAATTATGATATAGTAAAAAATATTACATCAGAAACTTTATCTGAGAACAATACTAATAAGACTGGTGGAAATTTTAATCTTAGTGAAGAGAATGCGTTTGGTCAATATGGTGTAATTGCATTTGATTTGCTACCAGATACAGATATTGGTTTTGTTCAAGGTGATGCAGTAATTTATACTTCTGGTATATCTACATTATCTTTAGCAGGTCTTGAAAATGGTGGATTATATTATCTTGATGTTCTTCCTGAAGTAGGAGGTGCAGGTATAAATTCAGTAAGATTATATAAGTCTAGAGTAGAAATTGGAGGATCTGATACAAATATTAAAGTAGGTGTTGGATCTTATTTTACAACTCATACATTTACTTTAGCGGATCATTATAATAAAAAATTAGGTTCAAATAAAATACTTAGAAAATTTCCATTATCACAAAATTTATATAACGTTAAAGGAACTGAAAGACCTACAAATAATATTGGAATATTAATAGATGGAGTTCAAATTTATTCTCCTGTATCTGATGATATAATTTATTATGGTCCACTTGCCTCTGTTGACGTTTATAATCAAGGTGAAAGATATGATGTTATAAATCCACCTAAAATTATTGTTGAAGATAGTGTAGGGGCAGGAACAACCGCATTAGTAGATCCTATATTAAGTGGCACAGTTAAAGAAGTTTTAGTTGATCCTCAAGATTTTGATATTGAAAAAGTTAATAGTATTTCATTGACAGGTGGAAATGGTTCTGGTTGTCTTCTTGAACCTATTCTAGGTCCAAGATTTAGAGAACTTGAATTTGATAGTAGGGATGTATTCTTTAATGGTGGTATTTCTATTGTAGAAGAAACAATTACGTTTACTGGATTGCATAATTTAGAAGATGGTGAAGTAATATACTATAATAGTAATGGAAATTCGGCATTAGGAATAGGTGCTGCTTACGATCTTACAAATACAGTAACTGAAACACTTGCAAATGGTGCACCATATTATGTAAGAGTTGTTAATTCTAGAACTGTAAGATTGTTTAATAAGGTTGCAGACGCTCTTGTAGGAACTGCTGGAATTAATACAGTTGGATTATCAACAGATACAAGTGCAAGTGGTATTCATAAGTTTAGAACTAAGTCTAAAAACACACTTAGAAGTATAAATGTTATTGAATCTGGTTCTGGGTATCAATATAGAAATCTAAAAATACAACCATCACAAGTATCTACTGCTTTTGATTCGATCAATTATAAGGATCATGGATTTAATGATGGTGATATAGTTGACTATTCTTCATCAGGAGTAATTTCTGGTTTAAGTACCACAAATTCATATAAAGTTATCAAGATTGATGATGATTCATTTAAACTTGCAAATGCAGGTGTGGGTGGTACATCAACATATGATTATGATAGAGGTAAATATGTCAATTTAAGTTCTACAGGTAGTGGATATCAAACATTTAAGTATCCTGATATTAAAGTCAATGTAGATGTTTCCTATGGATCAACAGTAACAGGTACTTTTAACTTTACCCCAATAGTTACAGGTGAAATTACTGGGGCATATTTGTATGAAAAAGGAACAGATTATGGATCAACTATATTAAATCATCAAAAAAATCCTAATGTTATTATTCAAACTGGTAAAGATGCTGCAGCAAAATGTTTAGTAGTTGAAGGTAAAATTGGATCTGTTACAGTAACTAATAAGGGTGAACAGTATTATTCATTACCTGAATTAGAAATAGAAGGAGATGGAAGTGGTGCTATTCTTAGACCTATCATAACAGATGGTCAATTAACTGATATTATTATAATTAATGCTGGAATTGGATATAGTACTGCAAATACAAATGTATATGTAAATTCTAGAGGTAGAAATGGATATTTAGAGTCTCGTGTTAGAGATTTAACTCTTAATAATATTAGGGACAAAGAAATTGATTATGATCATCTAGATGCAACAGGAACTGAATTTTCTTATAATATTATTGGATATAATCAAAATTTAGCATCACAATTCTCAGAGAATTTTAACGAAGATGCAACTACTGGAGAATTTGTATCTACAGGTGATCATTCACCAATAATTGGATGGGCGTATGATGGAAATCCAATTTATGGTCCTTTTGGATATGAAGATCCAGATGATATTAACTCTACAATTAGAATTTTAGATACTGGATATACTTTAAATTCTTCTAAAGTTGAAAATAGACCCTCTGGTTTTGATTCTGGTCAATTTATCGAAGATTATACCTATGACAATAGTGGACAACTAGATATTCATAATGGTAGATTTTGTAAGACACCAGATTTTCCAAATGGAATATATGCTTATTTTGTTGGTGTTACAACTAGTACAATTACGAATAAATTAATACCAAAATTTCCATATTTTATTGGAAATTCTTATAAATTCCCAGTTATTAATGATAATTTAATATTAGACCAAGATTTTGATTTTAATTCTTCAAATCTATTACGTAATACTACACCATATAAAGTTGGTGAAGAATTTGCTGAAAATGATTTTATAGTTGAATCAAATGAATTGATAAGACAATTTTCAGTTGTTGAGTCTGTCAATTCGGGTGAAATTGCAGATTTAAGGGTTTTAGATGGTGGTTCTAATTATAAAATTGGAGATTTTACTGATTTTGATGATACAGGAACAAGTGGTATTGGTTTCCAAGCACAAGTAGATGAAATTGTAGGTATTGGTGTTTCTAAAATTGAAACAGTTTTAACTAGATTTGAGAATGTTGTATTTGAATGGAAAGATAGTCGTGAAGTAGTAGCAAATTATTTACCTTATATTGAATTAAATGATCAGGATAATGTTGCAATATCGGGATTAAGTACAAGTATTGTAAATCTAAGAGATTCATTTAAAGTTGGAGTAAAAACAGATACTATAAGTCTAGGTAAAACAATGGCAGTTAATACTAATGCTGCTGGTGTTATAGAAGACATTTATGTAAATAATATTCCAAATACCGTTTCTGTTGGTGGATCAATCCGAATTGGTTCTGAAGCAGCTAAAGTTTTAAATTTATTTGATGTTAATAAAGTAATTAGAATTAGAAGATATAATACTGGAATTGCACATACATATGGATCTAACATTGATATATTAAACAATAGAATTTCTATACCAGTAAAAACTGAGAAATTTAATTCAAAAACAAACGATATTGTATATTTTAATGGAGTTCAATCTGTTGGTGTTGGTGCAACATCAGGTAGTGCTATTACAAGAGATTATTTCATAGGAGAAACTAAAACACAGGTTCCTATTCCAACAAGAACAATATATCTACCAAATCATCCATTTGTTACTGGTCAAGCAGTAAGATTTTCCATGAATGCTGGTGCAACTCCATTTACTGCAAGAGGTGGAGAGCATGCTGCTACCTTTAACTTACCAAATGCAACAACTGCATATAGTGATGTATTTGTAATCAATAAAGGACAAAATTATATTGGATTAGTAACTCAAAGATCTTCTATAGGTAGTACAAGTGAAGGTGTTTATTTTAATGGTGGTGGAACATCATCAGGTATTTCTTCTGGATTATATTCAATATCTTCACAACTTGAACAGGTAACTGGTGATATTGATAGAATTACTTCTACAGTAACAACAAATGTCGCTGCAGCAGGTACAACAACTCATGGATTAGCAATTAATGATGTTGTTAAGATGAATGTAAAACCAAATTTATCTGTTGGATTTGGTAATAGTTCTCCAATATCAGTAAGATATAATTCACAATATGAGAAATTATTATTTAATCC